TTAAAATCTTTACCACTTTAAAGTGCTAAAGCGCGCCGAAATTTCCCCCAATATCTCACGCATTTTTGTGCACAATGCCGAACGTGCCAAAATCGGTTCCGGTACTTCACTGCAGTAAAGCGCTCACTTTAGGACAGTAAAGCAATGATGCAAATGTTCATAATTTGTTAATATATCGCGTGCGCAAGTGTGCTATAATAAGCATAGAAAGGAGCGTGTACAAGATGAAAATAATTAAACTGCCAGTTGAATACATCCGTTTTCTGAACGAAGAAAATCATGTAATATACGGACGCTATGAATACTGGATGTTTCTGAAATCGCATAACGGCTTTGGGTGGCGCGTCGGGTACAAGCGCCGCAATATCAAAACCGGAGACACAGAAGAGGTGAAAATCGTATGACACTGAAAGACTACCACAAGTTTACTCTTGGCGCGTCCGACCATTTGACCCGCTGCCGCGTGTTGTGGGGCGGGGCTGAAATCCTGAACGATTATTTTAGTCATTTAAGCGATGTCGGGCAGAACATTAAAATCCGTTCGGCCCGATACGATGAAAAGCACGACGTCTTGACCGCGTATGCGACGGATAAGGGCTTTGTTGAATACCGCAATGAGTTGAGACGTCGGCAGCATCAGGAAGGGAGATATAAGAAGTATGGCCACAAGAAATAAGGCGGCATTTAAAGTATGTCACATATACGTCTATCATAGCAATAAAGGTTCGTGGAGCGCGGGAAGCTGTGTTTATGTAGACCCCCGTGAAATACGCAAGTTTTATGATTGCATCCGCATATGTCTTTTGGGGGCTGCAGATTGCGTGTTGACGGAAACGCTGGACGGGTTTAGAATTGAGGTGTTTAAGTAATGAATATGGCAATCGTTCACGACATTGTTTTGATGTTCCTTTATGGATGCCTTTGCTTGCTGTTTTCTATAGTTGTGGCGATTCCTTTAGATTTACTGCTGCAGGCAATCGGTTATTGGTTGGCGGATAGAGACTTTGAAAGGAGACATAGCAATCATGGCAAGAAGCGCTAAGCATCTTCCGAAGTACGCCCCGCAGACGTGGAGCTACTACAGCCCCAATGCTACAGACCCAAACCAGCTCACAAACGCGGAGCTTGTGAAGGTTATTCGCAAGGCTGCAAAGGCGGCAAACCAGCGTTTACGCGCTCTGGAAAAAAGCGACGTTATTAACACTGCAAAGACAGGTGCGTACAAGTACGTAGAAAGTCAAATTCCGGGAAAAATCAAGCCCCGCTTTAATGAGCGGCCCAAAGAGAGCGCTGCAAGAACGACGCTCAAGCAACAGTATTTGCAGTTGCGCGAATTTATTACGATGAAAAGCAGCACCGTTACCGGTGTGCGAGCCATCAGAGATGCCCGTTATAAGACCGCGGTGCAACGTGGTTTCAAGGGGACCCAAGAACAATGGGACATGGCTGTCCAGAAGTTTTTCACCAAAGCTGCAGAAAAACTTTTCGACAGTGATAAAATTTATGATGCCATTACCGGCAATAATTCGGATGTGCTGGAAGATATCATAATGGCAGACCGGGACGACCAAACGACAAAAGGTCAAGCGCTGCTAGACTATATAAGGAGAATCACATAAATGAGAGAATCGCAGGGCGTGCTTGTTAGCGAATGTTTAGTTGAATATTTGCCGCGCCTTGCGTGTCCGCAAAAAGTCAAGCGCACCAAAGGCCGAAAATACATGTCAAGCTATCTTAATGTAACAGCGACGTTTGACATTGAGACCACCAACACCGATACAGACGGTTTTGCGTACAGTTGGCAGACATGTATCGGGGGCGTGGTCATTGTTCCTAGGTATTTTGAGGACTGGGCAGAAATGCTTGAAACTTTGGTGGATAAATGGGGCGTTAATGAGAAGAACCGGCTTGTTCTGTATGTGCATAATCTGGGTTATGAGCATCAGTATATTATGCAGCTGTTAACGGCTCGTTGGGGCCTGGCTGATAGCTTGTACACGAAGAGCCGCAAGCCCTTGTATTTGCGCTTTGATAACGGTATAGAGTTTCGGGACAGTTTCAAGCTGTTCCAAAAGAGCCTTGCCAGAGCAACCGAAGGTTGCCAGCACGCAAAACTTGCGGGCGACCTTGATTATACGGTATATCGTACTCCTGATACGCCGCTGACAGATACAGAATTTGCGTATTGCGTCAATGATGTGTTGGGTCTGTACGAAGCAATAGAACGTCTGAAAGCCGAACACGGCTATAATCAAGCGACCATTCCATATACTAACACAGGCATGGTCATTGAAGCAGTGCGCAAAGAAATAATGCCCGACCGGCGATGCATGGCAGCCATCAAAGCGCTGCAGCTTGACCGCGAACAGATGGCGCTTGCATATCACTGCATGGCGGGTGGTGACACGCACGGTACGCGCTGGCGTGCCGGGCGCACCTATCCCAATTGTAACTCCTACGACTTCAAGAGTGCGCACCCGTCGCAGCAATTGTTGTGGAAATTTCCATCTGGTGCGCCTGTAACGCTGCCCGCTGATTTGCCGGAAGAGGATTTGCAAAAATTTATCAAGGCCGGGTATGGCTGGATAGCGAAACTCTGTATCATTAATCCCCGGTGCAAGCCTGAATGTCCTGACCCCTGTATTTCGTTCAGCAAATGCCCCGACGTATCGGGCCTTGATGAACTGGACAACGGGCGAGTGCTGGGGGCCGATGCTCTTTTCTGGTATTGTGATTCAAACGACTACCAGCGGTTTGTTGATGGGTATACTTATGATAAAATAGTTGCAGCTGAAAGTGTGGCGTTTCGGCTGGATTATCTGCCTGATTCTTTCCGCAAAACGATTTACGAAAAGTTTCGTGTAAAAGAATCGGAAAAAGGCAGTCCGGATTATGCTTTTGCAAAAATTTGTGTCAATACCATTTTCGGTGCATGTGCACAGAAAACGGTGCGTGATGAATACGGTTGCGACCCTGACACGCTGGAGTGCACGCACAAAAGCTGGATAATGAACTTGCAGAGTAAAGACGATGCCGAAATCCAGAAATCACAAGAAAAGAAATTTCCTTTCTTGTGGGGTCTGTGGACGGCTTCACTTTCCCGTCTCAAGCTGTGGGATATGCTGAAGCGCGTTGGCTGGGAACGGGTCATTTATTGGGACACCGATTCTTGCAAGTTTGAGGGGGAAAAGCAGCCCGCTATTGACGACTATAACGCCGTTATCCGTGCGCAATGCGTGCAGCGTGATTGTGTAGTTGAAAAGAAAGACGGTAGTAAAGTCTATATTGGAGTTGCAGAGGACGAACACCCGCATGACCGGTACGGAATGCAGGCTTTCCGGTTCCTGCACGCAAAATGCTATGCTTGTGTTGATGCAGACGGTACGATTGAAAGCACCATTGCGGGAGTGAACAAGCAAGCCGGTATAAAGGCTCTTGATGGCAGCATTGACAACTTGCGTGATGGGCTGTTGATATCCCCCGCAGGCGGTCAATGTCTGGCATACCATGACGAACCCATACGGCAACGAACGGACTTTGCAAAGCCCACTGTTTCCGCGTCGTGGGTGGTTATGACCGACCGGGAATACCGTGTATCGGATGAACGCAGTCTTTTAATGGAATGTGAGGTATCTATTTGATAGTTTCACAAATTGTTCATAGTTTGTTAACACATCAAGATAGGAAATGTGGTATTATATAATCACAGAGAGGAACACAAAACCAATACAGACAGAAAGGACAAAATCATGAAAAAGACCATTAAGACCGAAGAACTTATGAACGCCATTGAGAAAATTAAGGCGCAGGCAAGGGGGCAGTACGAGAGCCACGAAAATCAGCAGATGCAGAATCACGGATACGGCATGGAAGATGCAATGACGATGCTGGAGATTTTGTTGAAAATTTGAGACGATACCCCCGCGCAAGCGGGGGTTCATTATAACAGACAGAAAGGAAACAACATGGCAAGTATCACGAAGGTTGAAATCTGGGAAGATATCGCGGGGAACGTCATCGGGCTTGTGTTCGACCCAACGGGCCAGCTGACGAACGCGGTGCAGAATCTGGGAGCGCAGCAGCCGCTGCCCCGTCCCGCACTGGTGGAAGCAGCGCGGCAGGCGTTTCCGTTCGCCCCCACGTATGACCCGCATGCGTTCGGCGAAAGGTCTCTTGCTGACCTGTATGTTTACTTACAGGCATACAATCACCATATCGCGGATATCTTTCCGGACGCGCCCACGGCGCTTTTCCCGGAACGTGCAACCCCTGCCGGGTTGCAGTTCCTTATCCGCTGGATGTTCTGAAAGGGGGTGAATTTATGCAGGATATCAACAACAAGCTGGCTGCACTGCTTGAGACCTTGACGGATTTCTTCCAGAATTTCGTTGACGAACTGGCAGAGGTCAAGACGAATGAGACCACCGCACTTTCCCATCTGCAGACCATCGAGCAGAAGCAGGACACCATGATTGACCTGTTGCGCACTATCGCAGCCAACACCGCAAAGTAATCTGTTCCACATGGAACACCATTGACAGAAAAAGGAGATATTATTATGGCATTCGCAGTAAACAAACGCAATAACGATGCAGCCCCGGAAGTGGTCAAACCCAAAGTGACCGTGGAAGAACTGAGAGCGGCGGGGGCGTCTGTGTCCCGTGCCCGGCAGATGTCCGATAAAGTTCTGACGTTCAACTTGCGTTTCGGTTGTGTGGACCTCTACAGCATGAGGGCCATTTCCAGCGACAAAGGGGACTTTGTGGCAGCAGGCCAGACCAAGGGCCGGGACGGCAAGTGGTATGACAATTACCGCATTTATCTGGACAAGGGTGCAAATGATGCCATTATCAAGGCTGTGCTGAGTTGCCTTGAGACTGGCAGCATTACCAAGGTGTAAATTATGAGCAAGCGCAACAAAGATATTGCGCTTGACCTGTATACCGGCGACGGCTGGGTGAATATCCCGGCTGTCGCCGCTTTAGGTTGCTGGTGCAATATTATTATCGGTAAGCGTCAAGTTGGTAAAACGTTCGGCACGCTGAAATATATGCTTGACGAAAACAAGTATTTTCTGTACATGCGTCGCACCGTGAATGAGTTGCAGGCCGTCGCCGCTGACCCGGACTTGAACCCGTTTAATGCTCTGCAGTCCGTGGGTTATGATATCGGCATTCTGAAAGCTGGCAAAATTTCTTATGCCATCGGCGATATCGAATATACGGACGAAGAGGACAAAGACGGGCGCAAGAAATGGCACATCGGCAACAAGCGGGCTGTTGGCATGGCGCTGCCATCCATTGCAGGCATTCGTGGCTTTAATGGCAATGTGTTTTCAGACCTTGTTTTCGATGAATTTATCCCTGAGCGAATTATCGCAAAACGCAAGGCAGAGGGCGAAGCGCTTTTGAACGCCTATGTGACAGTGTGTGGAAATAGAGAGCTGGAAGGAAAGCCGCCTTTGCGCATGTGGCTGCTTGCAAACGCTTTTGACATCTCAAGCCCGATTCTGGAGCAGCTGGGATGCACCGACCTTGTGGCGAAAATGTCAAGGAGCGGGAAAGAATGGTGCATGACGGACACGGGTGTTTTTATTGCAATGCCTCACAGTGACCGTATCAGCGACCGACGTAAGCAAACTGCCCTGATGAAACATTTGGCGGGAAAAGGCGACTTTTACAAAATGGCAATGGAAAATCAGTTCGTATATAATAACCTTGAAAACGTGCGCCCCCGTAGTTTAAAAGGAATGTCCCCCTTGTTCGCATTCGCTGGGCTGTACGCATACCAGATGGACGAACTTCATTACTATATCTGTGAAAGCCCTCACAGCGGAAGGGAGCACTATGGGAGCAGCCCACAAGCTGCAGCACAGCTGCAGGCCGTGCACCCGGAATTGCGGCCTATGATATGCTTAGGACAAGTTGACTTTTCGTCTGTCCCCGCGCTGCTCAAGACCCGGAACTATCTTGACATTAAGGATTAACGGGTGTATCATGAAAGAGCGGGGGAGCCGCACAAAAGGAACACCCCGGAAGGGTGCGCGGCTGGCTTTTCCTTTTCCATGCCCCCGCGTTTCTGAGTGTTCCGGCAGGCGCATACCGAATGAACGGGTTTCAAGAGGTCAATAGTAGTCGGAGCATTCAGAAACAAGAAAGGGGGTGAATTCATGGTAAAGGTATATTATATGAGTGTGGACGGCAATATTCGGCTGTCTGAGCATTTCCGGCTTTCAGAGTTTCAGTGCAAGGATGGACAGGACTTTGTGGCAGTTGATTCCCGTCTTGTGGAACTGCTGGAAAACATCCGCAAAGTGTGCGGAGACGCCGTGCACATCAACAGCGGGTTCCGCACGGCAAGCTGGAACCGGCAGCAGAAAGGCAGCGCACCCCGCAGCAAACATCTTTATGGGCTGGCGGCTGATATCTGGGTAGGACACTACGACAAAAATCGCCAGCCTGTCCGCACAAAGACCCCCGCCGAAGTCGCCGCTATCGCTGAAATCTTTTTAGGGAACAGCGGCGGAGTTGGCATTTATCAGACTTTTACGCACGTCGATGTAAGGACCGGCTCGAGCCGGTGGAAAGGATGACGCCGACCCGATAGGGTGAAAACGCCATGTTATGGCGTTTCAGGCGCTTGTCCGCTGAAAGCGGTGCGCCGCATGATGGACGCGGCGCAAGAAATACCGCTAATGTCCATCGAACGACCGCGCCTTAGCGCGGAGAAAGTGAGATGCTTTTATGACTGTTAACGATATTTTGGCTCTGGGGAAGATGGGTTTCACTGCCGCGCAGGTGCAGCAGATGATTTCTCTGGAACGCGCACAGCAGGGCCAGCCCATCACGGCCCCGGCACAGAGCGCGGCCCCCGCTGCCGCTCCTGCAGCACAGCAGCCTGTGACCCCTGACCCTATGGCGGCAATGGCACAGCAGCTTGCAGACCTGACCGCCGCCATCAACGCTAAAAGCGTTCCGACCGCTGGTATTGTGGGCAATCCTGCCCCCGTTACCAGCGTGGAAGATATTATTCTGGGGCTGGTGCAGCCTGCCGAAGCGCCTGCAAGTCCCGACTTTAACGCCGTGAAGTGACGGCAGAAAGGAGCTAACCAATGGCAAAATCCCGCACTAACATGCCGGAGCTGAAAGGCATGAGCGTGTTCCGTCCGACCGATATCTATACCATTGCCAACGCGCTGGTTAAGGAAGTGACCGGACAGACCGCGACCATTCAGGCCGTCAACACGGCGAGTTTCATTCAGGTAGGGCAGATGTGCCTTGACCAGAGCATGGAAGGAACCTTGCAGGCGCTTTCTAATATGATTGCGCGAACGGTCATTTCCAGCCGCTCCTATGCGGGCCGGTTTACCAGCATCGAGACCGACCGGCAGGAGTGGGGCCTGTTTGTCCGTGAAATCGCTTTCTTCTCTGGTGATTTCGATGAATCGAAGTTTGTCAACACCGCACAGAACAACGATATTCTGGTGGACGGCAACAGCGTGGACATGTACAAAATCAAGAAGCGCTATCCGCTTGAAATGTTCTACGGCGGGCAGAAGGTTCTGAACCAGCGGTACACCACGTTCCGAAACCAGCTTAAGACCGCATTCACCAATGAAAGCGAGTTCAGCGCATTCCTTGCCGCCATGACTACCGAAATTGCAAACGACATTGCCCGCTGGAAAACCGCAGAGAACCGGGCACAGGTCATCAACTTTATGGGTGCGTTGTACAACTCTGACCGCCCGGAATGCCATGTGAACCTGACTAAGGCTTTCAACGCGGCACGCGGTACGACCTACACCACCAAAGAGCTGCTGACCACCCATCTGCAGGAGTTCCTGTCGTTCTTTGTGTCGTGGCTGGAAACTACCAGCAGCCTGATGGAGAACAGCAGCGTGCTGTATCACCAGACCCCCGTGTGTACCGACGACGGCGGCAACACGCTGCATCTGTTGCGGCACACCCCGAAGAGCGAGCAGAAGCTGCTGCTGTATCAGCCCCTTATTAACGACGCACGGAGCTGGGTCTATCCTGCCATCTTTGGCCCCGGCTATCTGAGTTTCGGCAACTATGAGGGCGTCGATTTCTGGCAGAACATCAACGACAAACCCGCAATTTCTTGCATCCCGTCGCAGTTCGACGTGAACACCGGCAAGCAGGTGACGGGCGGCGCGGTTGCTCTGTCCTACGTCGTGGGCCTGCTGTACGACCGCAAGGCCATGGCGACTACCTACTATCAGGATAGCGTGTACACCACGCCGTTCAACATTTCCGGTGAATACTACAACACTGAACATCACTGGAAGATGAACTATACGCAGAACCCGACGCAGAACGCTATCCTGATGTTCATGTCCGACGAGCCGTAAAGGCTCCATTATAACCCCGACAACTGAATGTACAGGGGGCGGCGCACCGCCGCCCCCTGTTTTATTTTAAAGGAAAGTGAGGTTAATATGGCAGACCATAACGAAGGTATTGAACACGGATATCATGCGCATTTAGGCAAGGTCTCTAAAAGGGTCAACAGCACAAAGCGCATTGAGTTATCCGCGCTGTCGGACGAGTTTCCATTTTATATGAAACGTGCCTGCAGCATGGAAACACCTGTGTTTTATGTGCGGTTGAACAGCCTGAACATCTCCCCTCAGTACAACTACTGTTACATTGAAGAAACTCATGCATACTACTGGATTGAGGACATTACCGCACTGAACGCCAACAACTGGCAGTTCTCCTGCACGATTGATGTATTGGCGACGTTCGCGGACGATATCAAGAAAACAAAAGCGTTTATTGAGTACGGCTTTAACACCGATGCCAGCGGCGCACAATACCGTTTGCAGGATTCCCGGCAGGCGGTTGCAATGAAACCCACGGTTGCAACTATCACGGCAGATATCACGGATGGTAAGTTGGGCGATACTGACGGTATTTATATTTTGTCTGCTGTTGGTAAAAGCGGCCTGTTATCTTACAAGATAGACCGAACGCAATTAGAATCTTTATTGACTGCCGTTTCTACGACGTGGGAAGCAACCACAAAAGCATTTGTCCGGTGGGAGCTGGCTCTGCCTGAGTTTATGAACAAGTTAGTGTTTGGTGATACCGCAACAAGTTGCATTCGCTCTTGCATCTGGTTACCCATAGCACAGGGGGGAGCCGGACGCGGTAAGGAAATAACGCTGGGGCAGTTCAACACGGGTGTGTTTGGTCGAGTTGTCACGAAAGACGATAATCTTTCTGTGCATACGGACATTGCGATTCCGTGGCCTGCCGCAGACTGGAAACGTCTGAATTGCCAGATTCAGTTGTACATCCCTATGGTGGGCGTGGTTGGCATTCCCGTTGACCAGTGTAACAACGCCGCAACGGTTGGTGTTGACTGGTGCATGACCTATTTGGACGGCAGTGTTTCGATTAAAGTAACCGCTGGAAACTATTGCTGTTATGTTGGTTCCACGAACGTTTCCAGTGTATACGGCATCGGCACTTCCAACATTGACCCCGTGAAAGCGGTTTCCGGCTCTATTGCTGCCGTCGGTTCCGCGCTGCAGTTTGGCGGGGGCGTCGGCGCAACAATGGGGCCGTTTGGAGCGGTTGCCGGTCTGACTTCTGGTGCAGAGGGCGTCAAGCAGAGCATCCAGCCCATCAATCAGTGCGTCGGCATGACCACAGGCGCAAGCCAGACACTTCTCCCGACGGAAGCGCAGTTGACTTTATTGTACTATCCACCCATTGACGATTCCGGATATCAAAGTTTGTACGGTTATCCCGTTATGCGGGTTGCGACCCCTGCAGCTGGGTATTGTAAAACGCGCGGATTTTCCGTTGCTGCACCTATGGCAACCGGTTCCGAAACCGCGTATATTAACGCCGCTATGGACGGCGGTGTATTTATTGAATAAGAAAGGAAAGGTGATACCATGTACCAGTGCTATCAAGGGAACTATGACACGCAGGCATGCGGGGGGTTTCGTCCCCCGTCTCTGAGTACGGACGTGCTCAACTACTGGGAGCGTTCGTTTTTCCAGCGTATGCGGGCACTTTATAAAATCCATGGCCTGCCGGAAGCAGGCCCGGGACAAATTGGGTGGGACTATGACGCGTTTCTTTATCAACTGTTGCGCATGGGCTATGCCGTTGTGTTCAACTCTAAAACCTATGGCCTTGTGGTGCAGCCGGGAGCGCCTACGGGTTTCGGTCTGCAGTTCCAGCCGCGCGGCATGATGGTACAGACCCCCTTTTTCCAGTTTGACAGACCGCTTGAAATCGGCACAGAATGCGCTGTTATCAAGCTGACCCCCGATTATCGCGGGGTCTGGGATATCATTGAGAAATACGCCGTTGAAATGCAGCAGCTTGAAGTTTCCATTCGGCAGGCCGTTGTTAATAGCCGTTTTGCATATGCTGCTATTGCCAAAGACGACAAAGACCGCCGCACGCTAGAAACCATTTTCGAGCAACTGGAAAACGGCAAACCCGCCATTGTGGTAAACGGGCAGCTGCAAAAACCTGTCATGAACAAGGCCGACGCACAGTATCAGCTGCCTATCATGCAGTTTGACCGCGACTTGTCGAAAAACTTTATCCTGCCCGACCTGTACGACCTGAGACGCAAGACGCTGCAGGACTTTTACAGGGAGCTGGGAATTCGGGTGCAGCCCGATAAGAAAGAACGGCTTGTGACAAACGAGAGCGCAAGCGCGGACGCTGAAACGTACAATCGCCGGGAAGTCTGGAAGATTTCTCTTGACGAATCGGTGAAAGTGTGCAATGATATGTATGGAACACAGATTTCTATCGAAATCAACGAACCGCCAGAGCTGAGAGAGGGGGGCGCAGATAATGCCGATGTACTGGGGGAGCATGACGAACCAGAACAGCACGAACCAAAACAGTGATGCCATAGACCGTGCGTGCAAGCTCCTGTGCAATATCCCGGAAGGTCTTTTCCGAGATTTCAAAGTTCCCGTGGGCATGGATAGAGAACTTGCTATCCATATCATCATGCGGGAGCACGGTCTCGCACCGCTGTACCGGCCTGACCCCTATTGGATGGTTGACGCTATCCGCTACTGGGTGCAGGAGAGTATGCCCATCTGGGAAAAACTCTATAGCACTACACAGCTTAAGTACAACCCCATCTGGAACACGGATGTGCAGGAAAGAACAACCGACGTCCGTACCACTGACCGCGATACCACGCAGGACAGAACCGCCATTAACCGTGGAAAGAGCGGGCAGACCGTGGGACAGGTGACGACCGGAGACTATCACGAGACCGGCAGCACCGAACTACACGACGAAACAGCCGGTACAGGGCACACGGCAACAGAAGGTAAGTCGGTGACCGACGACACCAGCACCACCACGACCGCCAACAAGACGGACGTCGCAGGCACGGATAAAAAGACCACGGAAAGCACAAAGAACCTTGACCAGACCGTGACCCGTGATATCAGCCCCGAAAATGCACCGGACTACCAGCCCGACGACCAGACCCACACCGTGGCAGAAGAGACTTTTAACAGCACCGAAAACGGGGAGCATAAAGAGACTACCGACTTCACCGGCACATCTTCCACCGTCGCGAATTCGACCACTGTAACAACCGGAACGTCTGACACCGAGACCCACGGGCATGAGGACCAGACCACCGGGAGCCAGACGGACGGCACGACCAAAGGCACGACCGACACGAAAACAAAGGCTCACGATATCCGGCACGAAGATGCTAAAGAGGTGGGTAAAGAGAAAGTTACCGACATGTATAACCATGGCTGGATTAAACAAGGTAACATTGGCGTCACCACCACTCAACAGATGATTGATGCAGAGCGCGAAACGGTTCTGTTCAACGTGTACATGGCAATTGCAAACGACTATCATGCAAAGTTCTGTTTGGATGTGTATTAAGGGGCGATACTGTGGAAACGATTGTCGCCGCCATTATTACAGGTATCGTCACCCTTGCGGGCGTCCTGATTGCGAACAGCAAATCGCAGGCCGTCACAGATATAAAGATTGAAGAGCTGACACGGGAAGTCCGCAAACACAATTCCTTTGCTGAAAAAATCCCCGTCATTGAAGAGCAAATCAAAGTCGCAAATCATCGGATAGATGATTTAGAACATATCAACCAACTGAAAGGAGATTAACCATGGAAAATCTGCACATTTCTGCCGGTACGGTAGCACGCACCCTTGTTCTGATTCTGGCTATCGTTAACCAGATTCTGAGCGCGTGCGGCAAAAGCCCCCTGCCCATCGAATCGGAAACGCTTGAACAGCTTGTGACGGCGGGTTTTACCACCGTCGCGGCCCTGATTGCATGGTGGAAGAACAACAGTTTCACCACCAATGCGCTCAAGGCTGACGCCCTGCTTGCGCAGCTGAATGGCAAACACTAACTGACCGACCCCCGCGCAAGCGGGGGGATTTTATGAAAGGAGTAGCTTTATGGCTGACGAAACGAAAAACCCCGATATCAGCACCCCGTTTCTCTTCCAGACGTCGCCCCCGTATGCAGCACCCGGCGACCATTACCAGTATGACCTGTATTGGTTGGTGAACCAGCTCAAGCAGGCGCTGAGCAACACGGAAACCTTGCGGCTGCATGATATCGGGCAGGATTCCCGTCTTGACGGTCTGGATGACCTGACCGCGCAGCTGAAAGAAGCGACTTGCCAGCTTTTTGCAAAGCTGAAAGCGGGCGACTTCACCAAAGATACGTTTATCGAATGGGTCAACACCAACATGACCGATATCATTTATCAGATGGTTCGATTTGTGTTCTTTGGCCTTGACGATGACGGGCACTTTGTCGCCTATATCCCTGCAAGCTGGGAGTTTCTGCACTTTGACACCCTGCTTGACCCCGATAAACCGGGGTACGGGCATCTTGTCGTTTACTACTGAGAAAGGAGCAATTCACTATGGCAAACTGCAATTGCAATGATTTCCCCATTTCGTGCGCACCTCACGCGCCGGGCGGCGACTGCTGCCATCCGCACGGATGCCCGCCGCACCCGCATCCGTGTCCCCCGCCCCCGTTCAAGGGCGGCACGTCTATGTATATCGGTGCGCGATACGTCCCGATTTTCGCCGACCCGGTGGAATGGGACGACGAGCGCGAGTATGAACCGTTAACTATCGTCGTTCATAACGGCGACTGCTACACATCTAAGTGCTATGTGCCGAAGGGCGCACAGCTGCCCCCGTACCCGGAAGGACAGACAAAATACTGGGTCAAGACGTCCGATTATAACTATCAGTTCGCCGACCTCAAGAAAACCGTCACCGACTTGTCCCGGCTGATTGAGCAGTTCCAGAAAGACAACGAGCGCTTCACCGAACTGATTAACGGCTGGAACGAGAAAGTTATTCAGTGGGAAAAGGACATGGCGGCATGGGGCGAACGTCTTGACACTGTCGAATCCAACGTTGCTGACCTGACCGCCAGCCTGAACGCTGAAATCGCCCGCGCAAAGGCCGCAGAGCAGGCAAACGCCGCTGCTATTGCGCAGGAGACCGCCGACCGCAAGCAGGCCGTTTCTGAGATTGACGCGGCCTATAAGGCGGCAGATGCCGCAGAAGCGCAGGCACGCGCTGACGCGGACACCGCGCTGAGTGCCCGTATCACCACCAACAAGACCGATATCGACGCCATCAAGGCCGAACAGGTCATTCAGAACACCAATATCGGCAACAATGCAAAGAACATCGCTGATAATTCCGCAGAAATCGCAAAGCATGCTGCCCGCCTTACCGCTCTGGAAAGCAATGCCAGTGACTGGGATGAGGCTTTCCCGGACACGACCATTGCGCAGGAGATGAAGAAAGAGCAGGCGGCTCGCGCTAACGGTGATGCTGCTCTAAACGGCCGCTGTGACGCCATCGCGGCAGACGTGGAAGAGGTGCGGGATATCGCAAACCATAAGGTGGACCAGACGACTTTTCAGGCAGCGGATAACCTGAATGTGAAATATTCGACCGCTGCTAAAAAACGAATCAATGGTACATCGCTGGAAGTCGGGCCAGCCGCCGAGAACCGCAACGCACTTGAAGGCATGTGGATAGCCGCTGACTGGGGCACATCTCCTACCAACACCGCGAATTTTGGACAAGTTCGACCAACATTTTTTGCTCTTAAATCCGAAGTCGACACGGCACAGGCCGCAGCTGATAAGGCAAACGCCAATATTGGCAACTGGGAGACCGACCACCCGAACCAGACTATCAGCCAGTGCGTGACGTCTCAGGAAACGGAGCTGGAAGAGCACGCGGGAGACATTGCCCGTCTGGAAGCGGACAAAGCGGATAAGAGCGAAATTCCGGATGTGTCGGGATTCGTGACTACCCAAACTTACACGCAGGGACAGGCGGCACAGGATGCCAAAATTGACGCAAACACTGCTGCTCTGG